ATAGCCCTCAGAATACTCCCCAGCCACTTCATATACTCGCTCTGCTATGTTCTCTAGCAGACTGTCGGTTTCGTCTGGAAACGCTATTTCCCCAATTTCACCAACAAAAAAAGTATAAATCAGTTCATTGTAATATGAATATATAGTTAAATCATTCATCACTTGATTGCGAGTTTTTTCGTCATGCGTGTTGTGATTATACTTTTTTAACAAGTTGATACCATGCTCGATAGCCTCATCTTTTGTATCAAAATATGTGATTGATTCCCATCGCCCGCCGTAACTACCGTTTAACATCCATTGCCCTTGTTTCATTCCGCCACCTCCATTACTAATTCGTATCGGCTTTCTAGTTGCCAATAACTCTTTTTAGAGCTATCAGGAATCTTGTCATGCAAGTCAATACGTCGTAAATCGTAACTAATACCTTCCACAAGCGCTTCATAATCATAACTGTATAAATCAATACTCACTCCCATTTATTCCGCCACCTCTTTCTCGATAGACCAACCAGAGTCAATATTATTTACTAACCAGTCGTCATAAGCCTCTGTAATCTCTTTTTCTAATTGTTCAAGTGTTAATATATCGAACTCAATATTCAAGTCCGTTTTCAAAAGAAATGTTTCTGTTTCAAGTGATCCGTGCATACCAGTAGAAACGTAGAATCTTACTTTTTTATCGTTCATTCCGCCACCCAACGTTCTTTATAGACATCATCTACTTTTTCTAATTGACCCGAATACACTAAAATGACTTTTATCCAATCAAGACTATTCCAAATTTCCTCTGGTCTACTCGTGTCGTCATGAGGATGTATTCTTTCACTCATTTCTTCTATTGCTTCATAATAATCAAAACTTTTAACATATGGTCTATCATCTCTAGGACCTGAAAGTAAATCACGTTGTTTAGGACTATAAATGTAATCAATACTTACTTCGCAGCAACAGCCTGCTGTCCAAACGCTAGTCCCCTTATCATCAAAGTTATCCGTCATCGTAACAACTGGTAAATCAGGGTTTTCGATAATTAAATCTGCCAATTTTTTCATTTCTTCTTTTTGTCGTTCATTTACTCGTTTCATTCCGCCACCTCCAACAAATCCGGATTTTCGTGTATGTTGCCGTAAATCTCAATCTCTCTCATGCTTCACCCTCCGCTTCCTCAGCAAGAACAGCAAACTGCCAATATAAGTCGCCTCCGGGCATACCTTTTATTTGTGCTTCTGTCAATTCTGCTTTCCATGATCCATAGTTGCGGTTCGATATTGATGGCTGCATTTCGTCAGTAGTTATATTTACGATAATATATGTGTAAGTTGTTTCTTTTTCAAAATCAGTAGATCGAGACGCAAACGGCAACCTTACATAATAAAGCGGTTCTTTCTCGACTTCGTAGCCGTCAAGCCAAGCGCGGGCGAGTAGTTCTTGATTATCAGCTGATGAAATTAACCATTCGTACATTTCAGCAGACATATCAGAATCTTCATAGTCTAACAAACAAGCTAAATCGTATTCTCTTTGTTTACAGTGTTTTATCCAATCCGCGGCAAACCGAGGAACGGCTATCAATTCCGGCTCTTTTACCTTAACGACATCCTCTAATTTCCGGAAAAACCAACTTAAATCTGAAACTTTCAGGTCTACCCAACCAACATCGTTGTTAACACGTTTTATTGTGCCAATGATAAGTTCATTATTTTCTATAAATTGCACTTTATCGCCTTCTTTAAATCTCATGCTTTTTCCTCCTTAAAAAGGTTTAATTGCATTGGTGGCTCAAAATTACACCAAATAATTTCTTGCCTATCAGATTTCTTTTCTGATGTTATTCCTACTTTTGTCATCGTTTTAAGCACTGGCCAGTCTGATAACTCCTGTTTATATAGCTCTGATTCGTAACCGCTTAACATTACTTTGCCATCATGATTTTTAAGCACTTTTAGTAACTCTTTGTGTTGCTCTAAACTAAAGTCATGCTGATAATGTGAACTTGCTAAAGAAGTTGCAACATATGGCGGGTCACAATATATCAGTGTATCTTTATCGTTATGCTGTTCAATCAGTTTAATTGCATCTACATTTTCGATTTGAGCGTCTTTCAGTCTTGCTGCAGCTATTCCGATGCGGTTATACATGTCATTCCACTCATATGCGTTGTAAGGACCATTCCAAGACACGTTTTTTCTAAATCCAACATTTGCATTAGTCTTGCCTCCGACGGCAAACCAGAGTCTCACGGCCATTCGTCTGGCATCCTCTAATGAATCGCTTGTTATTTCTTGAGAAAGCATATACTCTTCACGAGAATACAGCGTGTGCATGATTAAATACTGCAGTTTTTCTGGATTATCACGCATTGCTTTAAAAAGATTAACTAGTCGACCGTCTAAATCGTTTATCGTCTCTAAAGTAGCTTTTTGCTTGTTCATAAAGACTGCACATGATCCGCAGAATGGTTCTAAATAACTTTTATGCTCCGGCATATTTTCAATTATTAAATCTGCCAAACCCCATTTACTGCCGGGATAATTAAGTATTCGTTTCACGCCTGCACCTCATTCCTAGCCGCTAACTGCGCTTTAATTTCAGCGACTTGTTTTTCTAAGTCTTCGCTTGATCCTGTTGTTGAAGTTTCTTGTTTTGTTTGTTTCTGGTCTTTGTCGAACCAATCCGGCAAGACTTCTTCTTTAACTGGTTTGTTGTATTTGTTATAAGTGGGCTTGTTATATTTCTGCTCAATTTCTATCTGTCGTTGTTTTTCCGCTGCATCAACATCAGCTATTGTTTTAAATCCTCTGCTTTCCCAGTTTTTAAGGATCTTATTAACATAGGCGTAATTTCGTTTGTTAGCTCCTTGTTCTGATGTAACTTCTAAAGCCTTCATGACAATTTCTCGATTACCTGCAAAATCATCTACCCAAGCAAGTAGCTTTTCCATTTCAACTGGAAGCATCATTCCGAATCCATTTTGTTCCCAAAAATCCTTGAAATTTAAATCGCTGTTGTTGTTAATATCTTTCTTTAATTCTTTAATTCTTAAGTTCTTTAATTCTTGTTTATGTCCCTTTCGTTGTACCATTTGATGTTCTTTCGTTGTATCTTCCGTTGTATCTTCCGTTGTGTCAATCGTTGTCCCTTTCGTTGTTCTTATTTCCTCAGAAATGCCTTGAAAGTCGTTGTAATTACTGATTTCGTACGTTGTCCCTTTTTGTCTACTTTTAGTTATCGTTATCATGTCATTTTTTTTCAATAGTTCTAAGAACTTTCGAACCTGTTTTCTGTCCGCATTCCATCGATTTGAAAGCCATAATTCAGATGTATGTTTTTGTCCTCTTTTTATCGTTATTAACTCTCCGTTTATCAAAATATCCCTATCTTGGTGATTGGCTAAAAGGAGCAAATCCAACCACCATTTTAAATATTTTTCATTCTCCCAAATCCAATGTTCTTGTAGAGAACGATAAATTTTTATCCAACCACTAGACATGCTCCTTTTCTCCTTTCATTTAGATCATTGACCCTTGAACCTCCGAACCAGCTTCTAACGTGTCAGACGGCGTTATGGGCGCATCTATGATATCTGGTATTGATTCATCTTCTGTAACGTCTTTTCGTTCTCTTGGCTCTGCTTCGTCCTCTGTAACCGCTGTTTGCATATCGATGGATAAAATCCCCCATTTACTTAACATGTTTCTAAGAACGGTCTTTTTAGCCATCGCATCATAATCTTTTTTCCATCCAAAGTCTGATTTACTAAATTTCTGTTTATGTGCTTCAATTTCTTTACGAGTCCAATAGACCGTTTTTTCAAAGCCATTAATTAACTGGAAATAGCCACAGTAGCCAACCACTTTTTCACTTGTATTGTTGTCTAAATCTAGTTCGATTTCTTCCGTAAGTCGGTTCCATTTCAGTAGCTCACCTTCGCGCACTTCGATAACATTAATGCTTTTATATTGTCCTGTGCGTAATGCTAACTGGATGTATCCTTTATAACCGAGCTGAAACTGCGCTCTGCCTTTGTAAGGAACAATCCACGCATAACCTAAATTTTTGTCAATCGGTAAATCTAGTGTTGCAGCAACCATGGCGGAAGTAACAACTGTCATAGGGTCAGTTTTTTGTAAATAGTCGTCGCCATTATAAAGATTTAAAAGGGAAGTTAAAAATTGAGGCGCTTTTTTATCTAGTACCTTTTCAAATTTCTTGCGCATTGTCGGTGCTTCTAGCAAACCTTTTAAGTCTAATGATTGTGCGCTTGCTACTTGCCCTCCATTTTGTTTATTTGCTAATTGATTTTTTAATTCATCGTTAGTTGCCATTATTATTTATTCTCCTTCACTGCAAATTTTCTATAACTAGTTTCTTTACGTAATTTTTTGTAAATGTCTGGATGTTCTTCTTTTAAACGTTTAGTGTCTACTCTTGAGGTAATAACAGACTTCCAAGTAATCGTAAATTCGTCTGCGATGCCTGTTTCAGCTTCTTTTAAATCTTTCTTGATATTATTATCAATTTCTTTCTTTCGTGTCTCTAAAAGCTTTATATCGCGTTCTAAATTTGCTCTTTCAGCCAAAAATTCGTTGTATTTTTTTGATAAAATAACTTGTTTAGCTTCTGACTTAGCAAAACGATCTTTTAAATATTTTTCTGCGGCACTTGAACCATCCAACGCAGGTGCCACATGTCCTTTTACGTTCGTTTCCCAAAAATCTAACTCAAAAGCAATTATTTGATTGATTAACTCGTCATCGCGTTCAATTTCTTTCCAAATGAATTTATTTCCTCCAATTAGAACAGCTACATAGGCTTTACTTTTACCTGTGACCGCTAAATAGTGTTGTATTTGCACTAGATAAGTCGCTGGTACTTCGTCAGCTTCCCATTCTTTTGCTAGATATGCTGATGCTGTTTTACATTCCAAAATAGCGTCTTCACCAACCACAAACCTATCAACGTTCGCCAACATAAAATCATGCTCTGGATGTTGATACATCATGTTGCTACGTCTTACTTTCTTTCCAGTTCGCTTTTCGAATTCTTTTGCGACAACTTCTTCCATTTGATTGCCCCAGTATGCGGCTTCTCCCGCTGATTCATCTGGTAAAACTTGGTCTGTCTTATCTAGCCACAGCTCGAAAGCTGTCTTATATTTGTTTAATCCCATGATTATTCCTGCGTCACTGCCACCAATACCTTGCCGACGAGTTAACAACCATTGCGTCCTATCCATATCTTTGATGCTTGTTAAGATATGCATTGTTTTTTCTTTTGAAACTGCCATCATTTTACCTCCATTGATTTATTTAAGGGTTTGAGGTATAATTTTATTAAGTTAATATCTCAAATCCCTTAAGCGCGCACTGCTATGCGTGCTTTTTTAATGCCTAAAATCGTCGTTCCAAAGATCATCAACCACAAGCGGGTTTTCAACCACTTTTATCACTTCCTCTCAGCCAGTAGCCTGCGATTACAGACATGAATGAAACTAAAATTATTACTGCAAAAACATCCATTAGCGCGTGACCTCCTCATAGCCTTTTAACTTCAATTCTTCGATATAATCCGTCATTTTCTCGCAACCTGTTTCAATTAAAGCTATTCTCTGTCTGAAAGCCGGATTAGCTATCATTTTCGTTCTGTCGTCAATGAAAATCTCGCTATTCCCGAAAATCGTCTTTTTACGAAAAATTCGCTCCGCCATTTCTTCAACCTCCTAAAGTAAAAATATTGAAACCAAGTAATATATATTGAGTAACAACAACGCGCCTGCAATTATCACTAAAACGCTGAATAAAATTTGATTCTTCATCTGTTGACCTTCATTCTGAAAATTTCTATCCAATGTTCTTTAATAAATTTCTCCATGCGTTCCGGCTCGATATACCACTGCTTTCCTTTACCATCTGCATATACTACAAACCCGCCTTTTGTTATATCTAATTCATCTACAAATCGGGGGTTGTTCAAAACACAATCACGGGCAAAAGATTTTTCCAAACCTGTTTCTCGAGCAAAATCATCAAGTCCCCATACCAAAGCCATTTTTATCACTCCTTTACTAGTCCAGACTTTAAATAGTATTTATCTCGATTTTCTAAAATTTGTTGTAAATTAATGTTGAATGCCTTCGCTATACTTGTATTTAGCGTTAACGCTGTTGCGATCACATCTGTTATTTCTGCAATAGCTTGTTTAGCGGCTTCTCGTTGTAACATGTCACCTTTTCTCAAGCAGTATGTCATCGTTTCTAATCCGCTTCTTAACGCGTTGACTGCCTCTGCCGCCTCTAGTTCAAAGCGACAAGTTAAAGCCGCGTGGTGACTGTCTAGACCGTTTAGTAAAGGTGGTATCATTCCATTTGAAAATTCATGTGCGAATAAATAAGTACTCTGTGGTTCGTTATAGCTGTCGATTAACTGTTCCGCTTGTTCAAGTGAAACCGTTCGTTTACCTTTCGTCTGATTACTAATTAAGGCTGGTGTTACATAACTATCTATCGCTAGTTCTTTTTGCGAATGAGTTTCTGCTAAAACTCGCATCGCATTTTGTGCATATGTTGATTTTTGAAACATAATATCTCAATCCTTTTTTGTTATTTTTTCAGCGACTAATTAACAACTTATCGTTATATACTATTGTTAGTCGCTCCCCAGTGACTAAGTTGTCTGTAAGCACCGTTGTGGTAGGCGGTGCTTAGCTTAAAACTAAACCATGTTCTTCAAGTAGTTTGTTTGATAGGTATACTTGACCTTTGCCGGTTACTCTCGGCGTGTATGTTGTCACCATTAATCCATTCCTATCTGTATGAATATGCGTTTTTTGCTCGAATAATCCCAAGTTCATTGCCTTTTGCGATGGCTTGTTATAATAAGTCCCTTTATTTAGCAAATATCCGCTTCCTCTTAGCCATTCAAAAAGCCTGTTCTGCCCAATATCTAAGCCATTTTGTTTAAGGATTGTCGCTAAGTCTTTTACTAAAACTGTATTCTCGCTCGTTTGTACAGCATCTGCAAAAATCACTTTCGGTTTTTGTTCCTCGATTTGCTTTAATGCTTCTTGCTTCTCTTGTTGCTCCTCAATCCACTTTTTAGCTCTAGCGACTGGGTCATCTATCATGTAAGAAAATGCTGGATATTCAGTTGCTAATTTCCTCGCTTGTTTTTCTACTTCAATGAAGTATTTTCTAATTGCTCGACCCATTTCGTTGTTTTGTACCATTGCTAATTCTTTAGCAGTGTCTAAAGTTAGTAAGTATTCTGTTCGAGGTCTGCCAAATGTACTTTCTCCCAAAATTGGGAAATAGTCTTCATCCTTTAAAAATCCGTAATTACTAAACTTATCGGTAATCCAAGTAGCAAATTTTTTACCGACTTGCAAGCTTTGATGTAGTTCCCGTGCATTTACAAATTTCTCGCCTTTTTCATTTTCTAAAACTGGTAACATTTCATTTGCAATTACTTGTAAATTTGACATTTTGTTCTCCTTTCTGTTCGCCCTTTCACAGTGTTATAGTTTTTGTGAAGGGAGGTGGGTAAAATGGGAGTTAAAATTAAATTTGATTCAAAAAAATTAGAGAGACAAATTAAAGAACAAAGCCTAAAAATCGCCAAGGAAGATATTATTAAAAATGGAACGGAAGGGACCTGTCCCGAATGTTCGCATGTATTTACAGTTAAACCCGGAGTAAACACATGTCCCGATTGCGGGAATGAATTTACTGTGAAAATCACGTAAATCACTTCACCTTAATTTCTAACGAGTTTATAGTGTTAGCCAAGTCTTCCACCAAAGATTTGGCTTCACTTAATCTCTTTTCTAACAAAGCGGCGTTTTCTATGGAATCCTCTACTCCATTCAGCTCTACTTCCATTTCGATGATTTTTAGCTCTTGATCTTTTTCAAGTAAATCTAAAATGTTTTTTATAGTGTTGTACTTAACGAATAATCTATTCTCTTTTTCATTACCATTTTCTAAAATTGTTTCTAATTTAATAATTGCTTGTTTGATGTTATTCATTTTTCTTCCTCCTCTATTTGTTTTAAAAAAGCCTCTACTTCTAAACCATCCACATCTATTCTTTCTGGATAGCATTCAATAATTAACTTTGGGCGCTGACCTCCCAGCATTTCTAAATGAACACCTGTTACAAATCGTCCTACTTTCCAGTCACCAAGTTGAATGGCATTATATGCAGACCCATCTTCTCTTTGACTAGTTTTGATTGACAAAGTTAACTCTTCATTACTCATCTTCTAGCCTCCTATTTTGGTTACTCTCCAATCTGCTATAATTAGTTTGATTGGAGGTGATTATTTTGGATTACGAAAAAGCAAATCTTTCTTTGGAATTAATTAAAGCAATGTTAGAACATAATGCTCGAATTAATAACACAATCGGTCAAACTTCTATCGGGAGCACAGAAGTTTCTGCTGAAAAAGTTGCCAAAGACTTTTTACATTTGTACGAAGCTCTACCAAAATGATTTATTTTAGGATTTCTGCTATGGCTGCAACCATGGCAGAATCTCCAATTTTAATATGTTTTTCCAGATTACTTACGCCAATGTCTATAGCCCTTTTCTTTAATTCTCTGATTTCTTTTTCAACTTTTAAAGCTTCATTTTTTTCATCAACAGTCATTTTCTAGCCTCCTTTATTAGTTTGCGATTAACTCATTCGCTTTGCGCTCCCAGTATCTATTAATAGCAGCTTCTTGTTTTTCCTGGTTTTCCTCACGCCATTTCCTGCTATATTCTCTTACATGTTCTCTGTTCTTATCTCTCCACTGTTGTTGGTATACTCTCCGTGCTTCCTTTGCTTTTTCGCTTAACATGGTTTAGCCTCCTATTTTGGTTAGTTTTTTATTATCACTATTAGTGATTTCTTTATTAAAAAAAATTTCTCCAACGCTTTTTCCGTAAAAATTTGCTACTTTAATCTTTGTTTTATCTGAACTACCTCGATAACCTGCTTCCATTTTAGAAAGTAAACTATAAGAAATACCGATAGCCTCAGCTGCTTCTAATTGTGTAATACCTTTAGCAATGCGAATTTTTTTGAGATTATTAATATTAATCACCGCCTTTATCACTCTATGTGATAATAATACTATCACTTTACGTGATTGTCAATCACTTTTTGTGATTTTTGTTTATTTTTTTTAAAATATCACTTATAGTGATACTTAAGAAGGAGGGAGATATTATGACTATAGGCAAAAGAATATCTGAGTTGAGAAATAAAAGAGGTATCTCTCAAATTCAACTTGCAAAAGATTTAAATGTTTCAACAAGTACTATAGGAATGTGGGAAACAGACAAACGTGCTATAAAAGATGAATTAATCATTCAGTTAGCCGATTACTTTAATGTAACAACTGATTATTTATTAGGTCGTGAAAAATTCGACAACAGCGACTTACTAGCTGCGCATATTGACAATGATTTGACGGAAGAAGAACGAATAGAGATAGAAAAATATTTAAAATTTATCAGATCACAAAAAGAGTAGTTGCCTAAAAATTAACATTAGGGGGCTAATTGATGAATAAAACAAGTTATGAATTAAAGCAAGAGTTTCCAGAATTGAATTTTGTTATAAATAACAACTTACCAACAAAACTTTTCGGACTTATACAGAATAAAGTAGTACATCTTCATCCTGATTTGTCAGAAAATGAACTTAGATGTACTATAATAGAAGAAGCAATGCACTGGAAATATACCGCTGGAGATATAACAAAATTTAATAATGTAGAAAATATCAAGCAGGAGAAGTTTGCGCGTCGTAAAGCGCATGAATATTTAGTAAATATACAATCACTCGCTTTATGCTACGATCTTGGCTACAGAACATATTATGAAGCTGCTACTTTTTTAAATGTTACTGAAAAATTTTTGATTGAAGTAGTAGAGAATTATAGAGAAAAATATGGACTAATGTATAATAATGGTAATTATATTATACATTTTGGCTCTACCATTCAAGTTTTCCAGGAGGATAACTCTTTTTATCCTTATGATTATGGGTGCTAATAAATTTTGACGAGGTGAACATATGTATTGCCCTAAATGCGGACATGCACTAGACAATCACGAAAATCAATGTCCTAACTGTCTAACACCAATCATTTATCAAAGCAACAACAACGGAAAAGCACAAAAAGCCGGCGAAATTATGGAAGAATCTGGTAAATTAATGTCAGGATGTGGTTGTTTAATGACATTGTTGATAACTATTCCTGTCATAGTAATTTTAATAATTATGTTTTTATAAAAAGGAGATAACGGGATGAGTAAGTATAGTTACTTGTTAAAAAAATGGTGGTTTTGGGTAATTTGTTTATTGATTATTATCGGAATTGGATTTACAGTATGGTACACACAGGTTTATACATCTGAATGGGGTAAAGGGCTATCAAAGGAAGACAAAGAGGTATTGGAAAAGGCAAATAAGTCAACAAACGAATTTAATAAATTTGCAAAAGAAGCTAACTCGGGCATCAAATCGTTTAATAACGATGTAACAATTGATCCGCAAATAGTAATTAATCCTTTTACTAAAATGGGAGATAATATTACCGAAAGATCAGACGACTTTATTAAACATTACGATGAATATTCTATCTCAATCCAAAATATCTTAAAAGATGATTATAATAATATAAAAAAACTTAGAGATGACGTTGTTGCACAACAGGAAGAAATTAAAAGTATTTACTCAAATGCTCATAATTATAACAGAGAATTATCCACTGTTGAATCTAAAATAGTAGAAAATATATATCAAGAAATGCATAAAGAACAAAAAGAAAGCTTAGGATTAAAAAATCATGAATTCAAAAAAAATGCTGAGTTCAGTGATAAAGCAATAAAATTAATGTCTGGCGTTGATTAAAAGATAACTCCGCACCTTTTTTATTCAAAATATGAAAAATAATTAACAGGGAGACTAAATCATGAAAAAAGGGATTGTTTTAGGATTAATTTTATTACTTAGTTTTGTTTTGTATGGATGCGGAGAACCTGAACTAGATATTAGCAAGGATCCCGGAAAAGGATATTATCTACAATACAAAGGAACCACTTCTGATGAGGCAAAGATAACTTTAAAAGATGAAAGCGGAGAAACAAAAAAACTTGATGTAGAGAAAAATAGTTTTACTGCTCTAGTGCCTAGACTAACTTCTAAGGCAATCTACACTGTAATAGCTAAAGATAAAGATAAAGAGACAGAAACTAAGTTAGTAGTTCCTAAACAAAAAAAACTTGTTTCTTATGAAGATTTAAAAGGACAGTTTAATTATATTTATGAAACTGAAGACAAGTTATCTATTTCTCTTCCTGATTCTATAAACAGTAATGAAGAAATAACACCGGGATTTAAAATTATGTCTGATGGTAATAACGTAATGTCAATTTTATTAACATACAGTTCTGAGGATAATATTGGTATCACTGATTATAACGATTTTACCTATTCAATTGCTGCTATTATGATGTCGTTAGATTCGGAAAATAGTTTAGATAAAGTTCTTGATGCTTTAAATAACAGTATGGATAATCAAAAGGAAAATAAAGTCACAGTTAATGATATTACTTATCAATTTTCTACAATTAACGCTGGAACAACAAATATAACAACTTTAGAGATTTTCCCAAACTAAAGAAAGCCTCCGGGCTTTTCTTTTTACCGAAAAAAGAACGTATGTGCGAAAGGAGTGTTATTGATGGCCAACATTGTAAAAACTGAGACTGGCTGGAAATATCGAGTTTCCTATAAAGAAGCTGGAAAGTATAAAGTGAAAAGTAAAAGTGGATTTCCAACAAAAAAACTAGCTTTGTTAGCTGCATCTGAAATGGAGCAAAAGTTGCATCGCGGTGTTGATATAAATGCAGGTGAAGAAAATTTTATTGAGGCTTTTAAAAACTGGTATACAACTTTTCGCAAACAAAAAAAATCAGTAGAAAATGATAAACATTATGATTATGCGATAAAATTCTGTGAAAAATATTTTGCTGGATTAAAGATAAATGATGTAAATAGAACGACATATCAAAAAGCTATTAATGAATTTGCGAAAACACATGCGAAGGAAACTACTAGAAAACGACACGTTTATGTTAGGTCTTTTATTAGAGAAATGGTTTATGAAGGCGTTATTTTACGTGATCCGACAGCTCGTGTTATTATTCCAGACGATGAAACGACGTATAAAGATTTAAAATCTCTATCAGAGGTACAAGTAAAAAAATTAGTAAAAGAATTAAATAATCATTTCAACCCTATCCACTCTTCAATATCAGTTATTTTATTTGCAATAGCTTCTGGAGCAAGATTTTCTGAAATAATTGGATTGACATGGGATTGTATCGATTTTGTGCAAAAAACTATAATAATAAATAAAACTTGGGACTATAAAAATACAAATGCTTTTAGTAATACAAAAAACTATTCGTCTAATAGAATTATTACTATTGATGATAATACCCTTTCTATGTTAAATAAGATTAAAGTTTATCAATCAGCTGAAAAGTTAAAGGATTCAACATTCAATAAAAACAAATTAGTCTTTATAAACGGCAATTGTTTCCCGCCTTCCAACAACGCTATAAATAAGTCGTTAAAACGTTACTGTAAAAAATTAGGTTTCAATAAAGACATTAGCATTCATGGATTACGTCACACTCACGCTACGCTCCTTTTATATAATGATTGTAATATTAAATATTTGTCTAAAAGATTGGGACATAATACTATAGTAACGACTTTAGAAACCTACTCACATGTAATTGATGAAATGGAACAAAAAGAATCATACAAAATCAGTGAGTTAATGAATAAGATTAATGAAATCTAA